TGAAAGGTATCTGCATCCAAGGTGGTGTAAAAAACGCTAATGAACGTGTATATCCAGTAACTGAGATTGAAAGTGCAGTGACAACACTGAACGAACAAGTATCAGGTGGATATTCAGTTCTAGGCGAAGTTGATCACCCAGATGATTTAAAAATCAACCTTGACCGTGTATCGCATATGATTGAAAATATGTGGATGGATGGTCCAAACGGATGCGGTAAACTAAAGATTCTACCTACGCCAATGGGTCAGCTAGTTAAAACTATGCTTGAGTCGGGTGTGAAGTTAGGAGTTTCGAGTCGCGGTAGCGGAAACGTTAACGAAGGCTCAGGACAAGTCAGTGATTTTGAAATTATCACTGTCGATATTGTATCACAACCAAGTGCTCCAAATGCTTATCCTACAGCAATATATGAAGGGCTCATGAATATGAACCACGGTCATAATGTTTTAGAGATGGCACGAGAAGCAGGTGGTGATGCTAAAGTACAACGATATTTGAAGAGTGAAGTATTAAGACTCATCAAAGATCTTAAGGCTTAAATAGGAGACCGGTATGCTAGATGTACTAAAACCATTATTAGATAGCGACCTAGTTAACGAAGAAACTCGTGCTGAAATAACAGAAGCATGGGACTCTAAGTTAAATGAGGCACGTGAAAGTGTACGTACTGAACTTCGTGAGGAGTTCGCTCAAAAGTACGAGCATGATAAAAAATCAATGGTTGAAGCAATCGATCGCATGGTAACCGAAAGTCTAACAACTGAAATGGCTGAAATGAAAGACGAAAAAGCCAAATTAGCAAAAGATCGTGTTAAGCAAGTTAACAAAATGAAAGAATCAGCAGATAAATTTAATAACTTTATGGTTACTAAGTTAGCTGAGGAAATCAAAGATCTACGTGTAGACAGACAAGTACAAACTGAAACAGTTGAAAAACTAGAGAAGTTTGTGGTTAAAGCATTGTCAGAAGAAATTAAAGAATTTGCTCAAGATAAACAAGATGTTGTAGAAACTAAAGTTAAACTTGTAGCAGAAGCTCGTGCGAAACTAGAACAACTTAAAACTAAGTTCGTTACAGAATCAAGTGAGAAAATGACAACAGCAGTTGCCAAGCATTTGAAAGCAGAACTTTCGCAGTTGCAAGAAGATATCAAAGTTGCTCGTGAGAACACCTTTGGTAGAAAAATCTTTGAAGCATACGCTAGTGAATTTGGTGCTACTCATTTAAATGAGAACGCAGAGATTCGCAAACTAGCTGATGCCATTGAAGAAAGAGATCTTCAACTAGCAGAAGCAACCAATAAACTCAGCGAAACTAAACAGTTGGTTGAGTCAAAACAAAACGAGATTGTTGTAATTAAAGAGTCTAATCAGCGTCAAGCAAAATTAGATGAACTACTTTCTAATCTTAATGATGAGAAAGCAGAAGTTATGACTAATTTATTAGAAGGCGTAAATGCTAAGAAATTAGAAAACGCTTTTAACAAATATCTCCCAGCGGTTCTTAACGAGAATGTAGTGAAGTCTAAAAAAGCGACACTTACAGAATCTGTTAAGGAAGTAACTGGAGATAAAGACAAGCAAGTTGAAGTTAAGCAAGATGAAAATGGAAACATTATCAACTTACGTAAACTTGCTGGTATTTAAGTAAGACATTAGGAGATTAATCATGTCACAAGAACTACTTGAAAGCCGTTGGGGTGAGACCAAAGACGCATTATTAGAAGGTCTACAAGGTAACAAAAGATCCTCAATGGGTGTTATTTTAGAAAACACAAAGAACTACTTAGCTGAAGCGGCAACATCAGGCGCATCTGCGGCTGGTAACGTAGCTACTCTTAACAGAGTTATCCTTCCTGTAATCAGAAGGGTTATGCCTACAGTTATTGCTAACGAAATCGTTGGTGTACAACCAATGACAGGCCCAGTAGGTCAAATCCATACATTAAGAGTACGTTACGCTGAGTCATTAGACGCAACTGGTACTGTTAATGATGTAACAGCTGGTGATGAAGCACTATCACCTTTCCAAATCTCAACAGCATATGCTGGTGATGGTACAGAAGGAAAAGCTGATTCAACAGCAGGTAAAGAAGGTACAGGCGGTCGTAAGATTTCAGTACAAATTCTTAAACAAGCAGTTGAAGCAAAAACACGTAAATTACAAGCACGTTGGACATTTGAAGCGGCACAAGATGCTCAATCACAACACGGTATTGACGTTGAAGCTGAAGTTATGGCGGCACTAGCACAAGAAATTACTGCTGAGATCGACCAAGAAGTATTAGCTTCATTAAGAGCATTAGCGGCAACAGAATTTACATACAACCAAGCTACTGTATCAGGTACAGCTACATTCGTTGGTGATGAACACGCGGCATTAGCTGTTCTAATCAACAGAGTTGCTAACTTGATCGCACAGCGTACACGTAGAGGCGCAGGTAACTGGGCTGTTGTATCGCCAGCGGCATTAACAGTACTACAATCTGCTACTACATCAGCGTTCGCAAGAACAACTGAAGGTACATTTGAAGCTCCAACAAACACTAAGTTTGTAGGTACTTTAAACTCAGCTATGAAAGTTTATGTTGATTCATATGCTTCAGACGCTACACCTGTACTAGTTGGTTATAAAGGTTCATCAGAGGCTGATGCGGCGGCGTTCTATTGCCCATACATTCCTCTAATGTCATCTGGTGTTGTTCTAGATCCAGGTACATTCGAACCAGTTGTATCATTCATGACAAGATATGGTTA